AGTATGTCCTTAAAGTTATGTTCCATTAGTGAAGTCCTCCCATGTTTGTAAATGATCGAAGTAAGTCCTGTTCCTGTGCATTGTAGAGTTTTTCTTCCAACTCATCGACAATTCTCTCCTCCTCCTTATCGTTACACTCATACCATAGTATGGCATACTTAAGAATTTCAAGTTGTTCTTTGTTGATTTCAATTTTCATTTATGTTCCTCCTTTTATTTGATAATAATACTTCTAACTTAGCGTACGTAGCTCCCTTGCCCTCAGTATTATCATTTTGCATGAGATTCATAAAATATTTAATCTCGTTGGTTGAAAATGGTGATTGATACATTAATACTTGCCTCCTGTATTGTTAATATCAATGAATGTTTCATTCTCTTCATTGATTGAACAAAACTCATAGTCATAAAACATATCGTCCATATCATATTCACTATCTTTGTAGTGTCCTCTATTGTAGAGTGACATTGCTTCTTCTTCGGTTTCTGCTTCAATACGAATATTAGCATAACCTGTAAACTTTTCTTCAATAATAAATGTTTTCATTAGTTTGCCTCGTTAATTCTTAGTTTTGTAAAATCATTACATATAATTCGATTGTCATTATCATCAATTAATATTGTACGATTTGATTCTGGCGTATAACCTTTAACATCAGTTTCGCCTTTGATGTAATTAATAAGAACTAGATAATTCTTAAAATTATAATTGACACTATCGCCAAGTCCTATTTGATATGGGGAAGCATAAGTATTCATTACGCTGCCTCCTGTGGTCTATCCTCTGAATCAATAATCGCTTCAACTTTCATTTCCCATATATCTGGGTAAATGTCATGAAAGGCCATTGCTTCCATCATCATTTCAGCAATCTGTTCACGTTGCTCCCCTGTTAAAAGGTCATAACAATCAGATGTTTTCATTAGTTTGCCTCCTTAAATTGATAGTTTACATATAACCATTGATAGTTATCGTCTTCAACTTCGCCATTACAAATGTATTCTTGAGCAATGGCATCAGCATCTTGATACTGTTCATTATCTCTCAAATATGTAAATCTCTCAACATGATAGGCGCTGAGAATATCCACGTTTTGTTCTAAACTAAAATTCATTATGCTATCTCCATCATTTGAGCAACAAAAGCACCCATAAGTGTTTGATATATGTCATCACAAATTTTTGTGAGTTCATCATCACTAGCACCTATGTTAGGGTGGTAAGAAACAAAATCCTCTATTGGGTCGCCGCCAAGAGTAACCTCTCTGATTGATACATCAGCATTATCATCAATGAATGCCTCATGTAATACTGTTTCGCCTTGCCAAGTGTTTTCAAAAATCATAATGAAATTCGTTTGTTATACTATTATTATAGTCATCACTGGCAATAAAACAACCAGCAGATGTGACACTAATTTAACTGTCACAAACTTCCTCCGTAACTCCAATTAGTTCATGCCCTTCAGTAAAATCTGATATATCATAATACTGATAGTTTCCATTTTGAAACTGTAGGCGAGCATCTTCTTCATTCTCAGCATAGATTTCAACATTAGCATAAGAGATAAACTTCTCTTCAAAAATAAATTTTTTCATAGTTACCACTCTGCCTTTGGTTGTTTTGCCTGTGCCTTAGCAAGTTTATCTTCATATTCATTTTTTGTATCTTCTAATACTGTATGAATATCAAATAAATCTTCCCACTCTTCTAGTATCTCACTATCTTGATGCTTAACTGAAGCATCTACAATAAATTCTACTTTGTTATCAACATAATCAAATAGAGTGTCAAATTGTTCATCAGTTAATGTAATTGTTTTCATTATTATAACTCCATATAAACTTCATCAGGTTCGATAACACCTAACATTTGCATAATTTCGTCATAGGTTTCTCTGCCACTAGTTGTCATACATTGATAATCCCAACCTAAATCGCCTAATAAATCAATAAATTTATTGCCATTTTTGTTACATAAAACTTTGTTGTTTTCAACTTTAATTGTCATAGGGGCAAGTTTTGTTTTTGTTGTCATGGCAAATAAGTCTCCTTAGCAGCGCAAATAGCATCAAATAAATTGTCAAATGTCTGTGGGTCAAAGTCATCACTCTCATTAAGATAATCAATTATCTCATCTTGAGAGCACATGATGTTGTATAAGTGGTCATACTGCCCTGTAGTTAGAGTAATAATAAGTCTAGTTTTGTTTGATTTAGTTTTCATTTGCGAAATCCTCCCATAGAACTGAACCGCCATAAAATTCTTTGTCATAACCATACTAGATAACAAGTATGTCTCTGACTCTCTCTCTATCAAGTGAGTCGCCATCGCACCAAGTAAAATGGTCATCATTACGCTTGTTTACTTCATGTAGATAATCATAGGTAGCACATATTATGTCTGCCTTAGTGACTTGCTTATCATTATCAACATTGAATAGAGGATATAATGCCTCTTTTTTATCGCCGTAGAATGAATAAACATAGTCAACAAAGTCTGTTAACATATCATTAAGATAAGTGCTTGAGATAGTAGAGTAACCAGAATCCATAATAAAAAAGAAAAATGAATATGGGTCTTACGTTATATCATAACCCTTGAGAGGTCTAACTAATAACTGCCCTATGTACTTAATTATAATCGGTGGATATGAGAAATCCACCGATAGTGTGCCACTTTTTTAAGTGGTTTAAAAGTTTTGACTAAAGATATGCCCGTCAGTAGACTCTACATAATCATAGTCTAGGTTATCCCAACTTGCTTTCCAATCTATCTCTATCCAACTTGACATATTTCTAGGAACATCGCCGCAATCTTCTGCTATTTGTTGGGCAAACTCAGCACCACTTTCATAACAACCCATATAGGCGTCACGGCAACTAGATATGTCAGCAATATCAAAATTCTCTAGGAATGCTGAAACAACACCGATTCCAATGTCATCTACCATATCGGCATACTCTTCAAAATGTAATTTAAATTTCTCTTCGCCGTATTCTTCAATAAAATCAACAAGTTCATCTTCGTCCCAACCGAATGTATTCTCTAGGAACTCTTCGATTTGAGTTTGTGTCTCTTCAGAATAGGAAGTGTAGAGTGGCATAAATCTCCTTTGGTGGTATGTTTAAATTATAATCGGTAGAGTTGAGAAATCTACCTTTAATGTGACACTAATATTATTGGCACACCCATTTAATTTTTTTCTCTGAATTGAGTATGTCAAAACAAATCTCACATAAACAATCAGCATTCGGTAGAGCATCACGCCAATCGTAATCCTCTTCTATTGGACTATCCCAATAGTAATATAAATCTGGTTGGTAGTCTTGTGCCTCTAAGTGAGAGTCTGTGGTATAATCTAAATCCTCTTTATAGGATTCATCATAGTTTCCACAATTATCGCATAATGCCATAAATTTGCTCCATTGATTTATAACTCTATATTAGTTCATCAAATTCACAAATCAATAAAAGATAGACACTAATAAAACTGGCACATCACTACGTTGCCGTGTTCGCCTCCCATATTATTGTATCATCATGTTTATTTTTTCTTCTTTTAATTAATTCTAATTCATGCCAATTTGATTCAAAACAACATAGGCATACATGAATACGCTTATGTAGAAATGTAGTCAAGTCACAATCTGGGCGAGGTTTAGTTGCAATCTCGAGCGTAAAATATCTCGCAGGCGTTTGCCAACCTTTTTTACGCTATATTTCACTGGCAACAAAATATACCCAACCTTTATGGACTTGCCCCATGGCGGTAGTCCATACTACATAATCGTTGACTTGTGGATTATAACCAACGCTCATTTTGTAGTGTCCACTTTGTAACGTCTCGTAGTCTCTCAACTACAGTAGCATCAGGTGTCCACCCTAAATCTCGCATCTTACTGCCGTCTAGTGCATAACGTAAGTCATGGCCTGGCCTTGATGAGTGAAAGTCAACCATTTCATATTTTAATTTCTTATCTTGTGCTTGAGCAATTATCTGGGCAAGTTTTAGATTATCTAACTCTTCAGCACCTACAACATTAAACTTAGGGCATTTAGCATTGCCCCATGTTTTCTCAAATTTACCTTTATAATTCAATAAGAATAGCACAGCACTCGCAACATCATCAGCGTGTATATAGTGTCTCGAGCCTGGTACAGTTCTCGTACTGTCACTATGGATAGTGACTTTCTCGCCGTCTCGTATTCTACGAATACACATTGGTATATACTTCTCAGGGTGTTGTCTCTCGCCAAATACATTCATAGTGTGAGTTATATAAACTGGTAGTTTATATGTATTCTCGTATGCAACTGCTAACTCTTCTCCGCCTGCCTTAGTTGCACTATATGGATTTGTAGAATTATATCTATCATTCTCTTCATACTTGATACCATCAGGAGCTGGCCCAAATACCTCATCAGTACTAAAATATAAGAATCTTTCTAGGTGGTCAAGTGACCTAGCGAAGTCTAATATATTACAAGTTCCCACTACATTATCCATCACAAATTCCATTGGATAATCAATACTTCTATCTACATGAGATCCAGCAGCGAGGTGTAGAATATAATCTACCTTACCAATCTCACGTCTTACGAGTGGATTCAATTCTGCCTTGAGATCATGCCAAACTACCTTAACTCTTTTTCTCTCGTTAGGTGTACATTCATATTGTAGTATATCATTGAGACGATTGAGATTGCCACTATAATCAAGTCTATCAAGTGTAACTATGTTCCAATCTGTTTGAGTTAGAATACGAGCAATCAAGTGATGTGCTATAAATCCAGCACCACCAGTAATCAATGCAGTTTTCATTCGTTTGTTGTATCTTCTAAAAGTCTGATAAAGAACCATTGATATGATTCATCATCGCCAAGTGAAAATTCCTCAAAGATAGCGTGTGCTTCATCATACATCTTTAAATCTACTAATTCAGTTAATCTCTGACAGTAATAGTTTTCAATTAGCGTAATACACTCTTCTTTGGTTTTGTCCATGATTATGTATAATAAGGTGCGAGAAACAAAAATCATAACTAAGATAATTTTGTTTCCCTATCCTTTATTATAGAGCATCTAAGTCAGAATGGCGAGCCCTTTGTGACACTTTCTTTTCTGGCATAGGTGTGTACTCATAACCATACATTTGTAAGTAACCTTCAAATGATGAGTCTGGTACTTTGCCTTCCCAATACTCCTTCTCAGTATAAACTCTTTTAGTTTCAATTAATTTCTCAGTTTCTATCTCATCACTCTCATCAGCATTTGTATGATGTGTAACTTCTTTTAAAGTTTTAAGATAATCTAAAACGTGTTGTCTTATTTCCATGAGTTGTTCATAACAACCTTGATTATGAGCACAACCACGCAAATCGTGGTCAGGTTTCATAACTGACTCTGTGAATAGAGATAATGCTCTATCATATTTGATAGCTGGTGTTTCTTCCCCAACTGAGGCTTGATCTTTCATTGTAGTAAGATAGTAATTTTACTAATTGCTATTGTCGCTAGAAAACATAACATAATTACAACATCATATTGTTTATGTTTGATATAAAAGGGCATACAAATAACATCAGCAATAACGTGAATAATTGCACCATAGAGTGTTGATATATGTAGTATAACAAAATATGCAACAATAATCAAGCAAGAGCCAGTAATTCTACCAGCGACTAATAAATTCATGTAATTAATTATTTACAATAGAGATTGCTGGTTCGCCTTTGTTGAATACAGTATCAACAACAGCTTCAACTTTGCGAGCAGTGCTAATTCCAACTTTGCTATAGACAGGTATGCAAACTAAACCAAACGTCTTTGTGGCGTCTCCTAGACGTATCACACGTCCAATAGTTTGACTTATACCTATGTAGTCCATACTTCTTAGAAATAGAACTGCTTCCAATCCATTGACATTGATACCCTCAGATAGAATACTATGATGTAGAACTACAAACTTTTTAGTTGTATCTCTACCCCAAGCATTAAGAGTATTAAAGAACTCTTCTCTATCAACCTTCTCGCCATCTACGATAGCGCCAGTTTTAGATGTGATAGTCAACCACGAATAACCACGATCTGCTAACTCTTCAATGAAATCTGTTTGAGATAATAGAGCAATGATTTGTTTAGTTGACTTAGCACATATCAATACCTTATTCTTACATATATTATCAATCGAGTCAATCATCTGTTCGCAATCACGCTCAGCAACTAACTCATCTTTATGTAGTATTCTTGATTGATAAACTTCAACTTTAGGTGGTAATATGTAACCTTCTTTGACTAACTGTGGAGCAGGCACTTGACATAATACATTACCATACTCTGGCCAGTTCATACCCGCCTTAACAGGCGAACGACTATGCTTTGGTGTAGCAGTAAAGAAGTAACATCTTTCAGCAAGATGAGAGAAGTGTTCAGTAGCAGGGAAAAAATTCTTCTGAACTGAATTATGTGCCTCATCAAAATAGATAGTATCAACTTCAATATCAAGTGACTCTTGTATCTTATGTAATGAATGATATGTTGTAAAGATTAAGATATTCTTGACACTATTATGATACCAGTTCTCAAGTTCATCAGTTTTAGTTGTACTGAAGTGATGAGTCTCTCCACTATGAACATGAGCAACATCAACATCAGTAATGAACTCTAAGAACTCTGCTGATAATTGATTAGCAAGTAAAATACGAGGAGCAACAACTACAATCGTACGAGCAATGGTTGACCTAAATCTTTGTTCAGCATCATTAATCATACACATTGTCTTACCGCCACCAGTAGGAACAATGATTTGTCCTTTAGTGTGACGAAACATTGCTTGTACAGCTTTAAGTTGATGTGGTCTTAGTTGCATAGTATTTTAATTGATATATTCATTATAATAGTTTTGATAGGTTTGTCTGCATATCATGTGACAGATTTCTATGTGGTACATATAGAGTTCCATACTTACCAAATACATCATTGAATCTATCTAAATCTTCGCCAAGATATACAACTGCTGATTGAAATGGTGCAGCACCTCTACCATCGCCAAACTTAAGTCTCCTGTTAACAGCAAGCCAAGGATACTGTGAAACTGACTTCCACCATCTTGTTGAAACATCTAACTTAATCAACAGTATTAACTCTTTAGCATATCCTAATTCATATTGTGATACAGCATAAGGCACCCATGTCTTACTATCACTATATGGGTGGTTCATAAAAACTCTATCAGCAATCCACTTATGTGCTAATCCGTTTGTCTCCTCTGTATATACCTTAGTCGCAGGCACGTTAGGGTTGTTCTCATCATTAGAACAAGGGTCGAGGTCAATCGTACCAAAGAATTTAATTACATCGCCTACAAAATCTGGCGGTGTATTCCAACAATCAGTTCTGTTTCCTGTTGTTGCTGTGAGTGCTGCAAGTGCTGATGATGCCATGTTTTTAGTTGAATAATTGTTTTTCAAAAGTTGTTGTAAGGTAAAAAGCCATTGGTTTATCTTTTAATATTCTTCCGTTGTATTCTAAAGGAATATAACCACCAAGTTTTG